GAGAAGAATAACATGTCAGTTGATTTAGCAGCAGCAGTTTGGGAAGAACTTAAACGTTATATTGGTCCTTTGGACAGAACCGAAGCAGCCGATTCACTGGTCAATTTACTAATAGATAGTAATTTTGACTCTGACGAAATTCGTGAATCATTTAGAGGTGATGCCGAAGTTAAAAAAGCCCTACAAGGATACTTAGATGATCATGACGACGAAGAAGAGATCGACGACGATAACGATTACGAAGAAGATGATGAGGAAGAAGATTATTAATCATGTGGTATAACCGTGTAGTAGCCAATCTCGGAGAAATTCCTAATTTTATTGCTCATTTTGAAATAGAGCTTGCGGAAGCCAAACGAGAATGTCGAATTGGTGGCTACGTAGAGATTAATATTAAAGAACTTCCTGGTATAACCGAACATCGTTTTAATCAACTGCAAGAGATCGAAGCGGTGCTTAACTTTCTAAACATACAACTACGCAAGATTCGTCGCAAGCACTTTAAACACTACCTCGAAGGATACGGCCGTGCTCTGACCAGTAGAGATGCTGAAAAGTATGTGGATGGCGAGGATGAAGTGATTGATTTTGAAACTATCATTAATGAAGTAGCCCTGCTTCGTAATAAATGGTTAGGTATTATGAAAGGTCTGGAAAGTAAACAGTGGATGTCGGGGCACATTGTTAGATTAAGAACAGCCGGAATGGAAGATGTACAAGTATGACACGATTTAGTCGACCAGAACTTAGCCATCAACACAGCCTTGAAACTCTCAGTTGTTTGTATGAGTACGATGACTTTATGCAGAGTATTGATACTTTAGTTGATATGGGTTGCGGCGACGGGCACGATTTAGAATGGTGGGCAACACGAACTACTCGTGACGAATCTGCCCGTCCTCTTAATATTCGTTGTCTTGGCGTAGACATGGCCAAAGAATTGCCAATGGCCTATCGTTACTCTAATATACAATACTGTTCTCAAGATTTTGAAATCCCTGTAAAAATGCATAAACACAAATATGATATTGTTTGGTGTCATGATGCATTTCAGTATGTAATTGATCCATTTAATACGTTGGCTAATTGGTGGAAAATAATGAGCACTGGCGGTATGTTAGTTATTGTTGTGCCACAAACCACTAATCTCGAATTTAATGTACAGGCCTTTGACCAGCAAGACCATTGTTATTATAATTGGACCATGGTCAGTTTATTACATGTTCTTGCAGTGTCTGGGTTTGATTGCGGCAGCGGATTCTTTAAGAAAAATCCCGGAGATTCGTGGCTACACGCTGTAGTATACAAAAGCGAGCACGAGCCAATGAATCCCAAGACCACTAAGTGGTATGATCTATGCGATCGAAATTTACTTCCTGAAACAGCAGCACATTCAATACAGAAATATGGTTATTTACGGCAGCGTGATTTAATTTTGCCGTGGTTAGATAAAAGTTTAACTTGGTTAGGGAAACAATAATGATTGCAGGAAAAGTATGGGGCCAAACAGAACTGCTGGAAGCCAACGGTGTGCTGGAGTTTCATCGCATTGAAGCTAAAAAAGGTGGAACCTGTAGCAAACATCAACATCAGTACAAATGGAACGGCTTTTATGTTGAAAAAGGTGCATTGTTGATACGGGTGTGGAAAAACAATTACGACTTAGTTGACGAAACTTTGCTAACAGATGGTATGTATACCAAAGTAGCCCCAGGCGAATTCCATCAGTTTGAAGCCTTGGCAGATAAAGTGGCATTTGAATGGTATTGGGCTGAGTTTGATCACAATGATATCGAAAGAGAAAGCGTAGGATCTATAAAATAATGTACGAACATTTGGGTTGGTATTTCCCTGACCTCGATCAACACTTTTCAAGAACTGTGTCGCAATGGCCAGAGACCGATTATCAACAGGCCACTATCGATGAAGCATTGCAACACGTAACAAAATTTGATTGTGCAGTCGATGTTGGCGGAAATATCGGCCTACACACTGTTAGATTTGCACAAAAGTTTCAACAAGTTCACTCGTTTGAACCTACTGCGGTCAATTTTGAATGTCTTGCCAAGAATACCGAATCTCTTGATAATGTTACACTGCATCAATTGGGATTGGGACATGAGCAAACTGTATTAACAATACGACTACCGGTTGCATCTGACAATTGTGGTAATTTTTCTATAGTTGATTTTGATACAGATACTAACACAATTGATCAATCAATTTCGATAGTGACCATGGATTCGTTAAATCTTGCACCAGACTTGATCAAGATAGATGTGCAAGGGTTTGATTACAATGTGTTAGTTGGAGCTGCTGACACTATCAAGACTTACCGACCAGTAATTATTATAGAGTCTGAAACTAAAAAATCAAGAAACACCATCGGCGAATTCTTAACTGTGCGTGGCTATTCAGTAGCAGCTAAAATCCGCCATGATCAAATTTGGGTGTATTCTGAAACAGCCTTGCAATAGGTTGTCCTGTAGCCAATTCTGCACAGGTCCACTCTGTATGTGAGAGATTGATCAACCACTCGCTACGATCAGGTCTTGCAGGTGATTCAATCAGGCTCCAGTCTAAGTTGGCCACTGGTGCAGCCAAACTCGTTTCACCTACAAAAGCAGGAACACCAGACACGACAGCTTGACTGCCAGGCCCGCTGTTCCAGTTTATCACAGCCCACGCATGATTTAATGCTCTATCAAAATCAAAGTCATCGTAGGTATCGGGCATGTGCAAGGGCTTGTCTATAATACAACCTGGTAATACTACAACTTCTCGTCTAGGGTGACTGCGTATCACTATGGGTCTTTGTGTATGTTTGCGAAGATCGTCTACTGTTTGTTTCAACCAAGTCTCGATAGCGGGTTGTCCTGCCCATTGCTCGCTGTCGTCTCTTTGTAGAGCAATTATAATGTCATCCCCTGACTCACGCCACGGTTTCAATTGCAAATTTAGTTTCTGTGGTCTTTGTAGATCTATCCCGTGACCATAAAAGGCATTTGCTCCTGTACCATTTATGCCCATTTTCCAAGTATGTCCGCGTTGCAACATGCCTACTTCTAACACTATAACTGACCGACCACTATTGCAAAACGTCTGCCATACAGCGTGATTCTGTCGCATACGACCCGACCATAACACACTCCAAATAACAGCAACATCTGCTGACATGTCGTGACTGCTGTGTGCAAAGCCCAGCTGATCGAGCCCTTGCTGAAACGCAGCAAACACTGGTTGACTGTTTAAGGCACCAAATTTATTAAATAGACCAAAACGCATGAGATTAAATACCTGAGACAGTATTTAAGGACATTTATGACTCGCAAATTTTCTGTAGTAACCACGTTCAATCAAGCCGGATATGACAAGTATGGTAGCCGTATGATTGATACATTTTTGGCAAACTGGCCCCGAGAAGTCAATTTATATGTGTATGCAGAAGATTGTCAAGTCGCACAAACAGCACCAAACTTAACTGTATACGATTTTCACGCTCGAGTGCCTGCGTTAGTGGCATTTAAGAATCAATATCAGGATGATCCACGTGCCAACGGCCGACTACCAATGGGTCCAGCCGGCAGTAACGGCAAACAACGTGGCATTGGATTCCGTTGGGACGCTGTAAGATTTAGCCACAAGATTTATGCTGTGTGTGATGCTGCCCGTAACAGTCTGGACACTGTTTTTTGGATGGATGCTGACATGGTATGCCATAGCCCAATTACATTAGAAACAATTAATAGATTAATGCCGCTGACAGCAGACATTGCTTTCTTGGGTCGCAGTAACAAGTATACCGAAACAGGTTTATGGGCTATCAACATGAGCAACAGTGCCAACATGTTGTTCATGCAATGGATGCAGGCAGCATATGATGATGCAGAAACAGGTGTGTTAGCCATGAAAGAATTCCACGACTGTTGGGTGTTTGATCGCACAAGAGAACGTTTGCAAGCTCAAGTGCCTGCGTGGCGACAATTAAATTGGTCTGCACAATTTGTGATGGGCGAAGGACATCCTCTTATCAATACAGAATGGGGTGCGTATTTGGATCACCTTAAAGGCAACCGCAAAGATGCCGGTCGTAGCAAGACCAAAGATCTTGTGGTCAACAGAGCAGAAGGGTATTGGCGATGAAATCTTTTATTATTCACTTGCCGCGTATTGCCAGCAGTTTAGAATCTGCTTTAAAGACACAACAGGATCTTGCTGCCATCGGAGTAAACGCCGAACTGTTTGAAGGCACCTATGGTAGCGAAGCCCAGCAAATTTTTGCAGACGAAAACAGAACAGTGCATCCTATTAATTTTCGTGGCAATCCCACAGAAGAAAGAGATGCAAACAAAGCCAGTAAACCTGGAGTCATGGGTTGCTTCTATAGTCATTACAGGCTATGGAAACGGTGTGTGGAGATCAACGAAACTATCTGTGTGTTTGAAGACGATGTTAAAGTACTTAGACCGTTAGCTAAGGTAGAGTTTGATGAAGTCTTAGTAATTGCAATGGGTTCTCGAAAGAATGAAAAATATCTGCAATACATTCACGATCCACAGGGCGAATGTCATGCAGCTGAATATCTTCATAAATCCATGCCTGGCACTGTGGGCTATATGATCAAACCTGCGGCTGCTAAAAAGTTATTGGATTATTATAAAAATACTTTTTTGTCCTCAGATAATGCCATTAACAGATGCGTGGTAACAATACAAATACACAGTCACATCATGGGATCCGTTCATCTTGACAAGAAGAGTCTGACAGTTAGCACAAAGTTTTGGGAAAGATATAGGAATAACAATCAATGAAAACATATTTCATAAAAGAAGGTTATCAACACAGATTAGATAATCGTTATTTTGACGATACTGAAAACACTGACAAGTGGCAGCGAGAAGTTTACACGTTTGCCAAAGATATAGCAACAAAAAACAATTTTACCAAGATTATGGACATTGGTACTGGCTCTGCGTATAAGTTACTGGATAACTTCAAAGATTTTGAAACTGTAGGTATTGATGTCCCTCCTACAGTCAAATGGCTAAGAGAAACATACCCTGACAGAACCTGGGTTGATCAATTTGATCCCATTACTGGATATGATCTTGTAATTGCGTCGGATGTTATTGAACATATTCCAGACCCTGATGAACTATTAGATCTAATAGAACAGTCGGCTCCTCAACTAATAGTGTTGAGTACACCCGACAGAGACTTGTTGGAAAGAACTCCGAATGGCCCTCCTAAGAATCGAGCACATGTGAGAGAATGGACCATGCCAGAATTTTACAACTACATAAGTTCTAGATTTGAAGTCATAGAACACTTTATATCCAATCGAAAACAGTCAACTCAGACCATGTTGGCCCGACTGAGATCTAAGTAAAGCTGTAGGTGAACTCTGGGTTGTACTGATTAACCGGACCCAGATACTGTGCTAACAGATCTAAAGCTGCGCCTGACTGCCATTCTGATCTGGTATATTGACACCACGCTATATGTTCGTGCCACGCTGATCTCAAAGGAGGCTCTACAGGATTCCGCCAATCTTCTAGTGTAGAACGGCCTGCTGCCCATGTTGGACAAGGTTCTGTGCTAATGACTTTTTTACCGTACCAAAAAGCCTCGCAAGTAATAGCTGAACTTTGAGATACTACCAAATCAGCCCAGTCTAGGTCAGCCCACAAAGTAGAATATCTATTGGAAGCTTTTCCGGGCTTGGCTCTGATCCTAATCTCAGCACTAGGAAATTGTGTTGACATAGCTTCAGCCCAGGCTTCTGATGACTGACCGCTCCATACTCTAGTGGTTACTTTACTGGGTGCAATCAACACATTGCGAACCTGTTGTACCTTCCACGAGTGTTGTGGCAATTCCATCTTTGACCAACGCAAATGCGGCAAAGGCTGTAACACAGTATTAGCCCATCCGTTTACACTGGCTCGGTAAAACATTCTTTTTTTATGTAAGTGGTTACCTAAGTACCCACGCCCGATGTATATTGCGGGCCGACGGTTGTTTAGCCATGTAGTCACATGTGGCCGTGTGAGATCAGCATAGCAAAATACCGGAATATCTGGCGACACATCTTTCCAATTGTCACATAAAATTATACCAGGTCTTGTTTGCACCCAATTACTAACCCATTCTTGTATAAATGCATCGTCTTGACAATCTGACATTAACACTTGCAAATTTTTCATAATTTAGCCCATTGACGCATGTGAGACCAGCACCGTCCTGAAACTAGATCTGCATGGCTCCAGTGAAATTGACTGATACGGTGTAACCAAGCAGTACGGTCTGGCATTAATGGAGTTTCAATTTGACTGAGATCACAGTTGGCAATGTCACGGCATTGACTACGGCCAGTATCAGTTACAAATATTGGAACTCCTTCTAACGCAGCTCCTACAGTAGGACTGGAATTGTGTGCTACTGCTGCCCAACAATATTTTAAATCACGAATTAACGGAATTTCTGGATCACTCACAACAACATCACGTAGAACCCCATCCTTGGCAAACTCACCAATGTATTTACGTGCATGTTTATCTCCAGGATGTGGGCGAACCACAATAGGTCGATCTGTGTACTTTCTTAATTTTAAAATAGTATCAGCAGCCCAATCCACAACTGACACATTACCCATACTCCACCCACCGTTTCTTTGCAAACACAGTAAGATATGGTTGCCAGCGGTACGCCAGTCGCGTACACGAATGCCCATATCTTGCTGTATACGTTTCCACTGTATAGGATCTGGATTGCTGTCACAGTACTCGCCGGTGTCAGGAAACACACCATCGTAGCTGTAACGCAGATAGTGATGTGGATTTTTTATATCGTGATATAAAAATAAATTACTATCAGCAATTACAGTTCGTTTGCCGTGCTGACGTTGCTGGTCAAGTATGTGTTGTCTAAACTGCAGATGTGGTGCACTTTTACCGTGTTCGTGTACCCAGCCCAACATAACAGCTACATCTGCTGGTTCATATTGTAGTGTAGTAGATAAGATTCCTTTGTCGCCAACTGCATTTATACCCTCAACATATTTTTTTAATGTTAGAATTTTTTCATTGGACTCGTTGGGTCCTTTTAACAGTTTGGCAGGTAAAGTTGCAAGATAGCTTACTACTTTCATTTGATATCTTTTAGCACCGGTAATAAGTGCGACCAAGCTATACCGTCGCGCATTTCGTCCGTGGACCATTGGCATGCTGCAAGATTGCGTAACCACTGCTGAATCTCCAAGTCAGTTGCCATCCTAAGATCATTAATATTGCGTACCAATCTTGAGCTTATGCCCCAAGCAAAATTACCAGAGTCGCAAGCAATGGTGGGAATGCCACTTAGTACACTATCAATTGCCAATCCACTGGTATATGTTACAGTACAGTATGCATTTTGAAGATCTTGGCTCCATGGCACTATTTGCCCGTCGCTGAATTTGATATTTTGCACACCTGCTAACAGCAGCTTCCTTGCAAGTTCTTCGTGGTCTCCAAATGCACGTTGACTGGCTAATGGATGGTTACGAACAACTATAAAACGATCAGTATGTTTTCTAATGTCCAAGATAGTTTTGTATGCCCAATCATTGATGTCATTACCGCGTAAGCTGGCATCGCCTGGTAGTTGAAGTGCTATTAATACATGTCCATCGGGGTTGGAATTCCATCCTGCCCAGTCGATTCCAAACTCTGCAAGTCTTTGATTTGCTGCGTCTGTCTTCAATGTAGGCCATTCTGCGTCAAGATTCAAGAAGCCGTTTACACCAACTCTCCAATATTGATTTTCTCGATCAGTCACACGATTTAATAATGGAGTTTCTATACAGACAAAACATTTAGCATTTACTGCTACGGACGTTCTGGTTTGGTGTGTTCCTTTTTCTCTGGCCTTCCAAGATCCAAAAAACACAGCCACATCACACTCTTTATAAGCTTCGGCATATTCGTAAGAAATTTGATTTTGAGATAGATCTGTTGTTGCCCAACGACCAATTCTTGTAACATTTTCAAACTGTTGATCTTGATCAGAATTATCTACAATCCAAGATTCTACTCCAGCAGCAAAATCTTTAAGCAGTTCTCTTTCTTGTGTGTTGTTAGCTGACGCCATAAAAATTTTAATATGCATTTAGTATCCTATAAGCTGTGCCATCTTTGAGTTCTCTAACATGAAACTGGCCATAGGCCAAGTGACAAGCCCATGCGTGTAATTTATCTGTGTGTGCCCAATATGGCGATTCTATCTGTGCGAGATCCTGGCTGGCCACCGGACCGGCAGCATTGGCAGGTGCAAGTGTAAAAGCAGGTACTCCCAGCATGATACTTTCGGTAGCTGCATTAGAATTGAATGTTACCAGGGCATGTACATCATCCGCTAACACTTGAGCCAGAGGGTCTGTAGAAATACGATCTATTCTATTAGCTGCACGTTGCCTTACTACAATGGGTCGATCAGTGTGTTGCTTTATTGTGTTGACAGTTTCGTCAATCCACCCGTCAAGGTCTATGCCATAAAATTTACAAGGTTTTGTGTCTGGCACAGCAACAACAATCTTACGGCCATATCGTCTGGGCTGTAGTGTGATGCCCATACGCTGCCATCTATCTCCAGGACGATCAACAATATCGCTGTGCTGCAGATTGTTTTTGACTATGCGATGCCATACTTTCCACCCTTGCGGATTTTGAGGATTGGGATTGTTGCCAAAGTAGCCGGAATCCATATAATAGAAATCTCTGCCATCAGCCCAACACTGTTTCATCAACTTGTGCTTGAGTATACCACGTACGACTATAGGATCTTGAGAAGCTGCATAATCAAATTCGGCAACAGGTATACCACCACTGCCCTTGGCAAACATGTTGATATATTCGTCTTTGCAGTTCTTACTGAAAAAGATCCAAGTCATTTTATAACAACAACACTACATTGCTGGTGACCGCTACGCAATAAGGGTTTAAACTCACGATTGTATTCTGCCAGCCATTCGCCAACTGCACGATATTCACCCTCGGCCCAGAGATCGTATTCGGCAGGATCTGACCAAGGATACATTTCATCAAACGCAATCACAGTGCCTGGCACAATGCGATCATTCAACAAGGTCAGCACATC